AGCCCTGACATTTACTTGTATGGATCGCTGCTTCAAGCTGCGCCTTATTTGCAAGACGATGCGAGAATTCAGACATGGGCAACGCTGTATGAGCGTGCATTGAATGACCTGCGCACAGCAGATGATCGCGGGGCATCATCTGGTGGTGCGCTGTTGACCCGAGCAAAGACTTTTGGATGAATATGATCACCACAACCAAGGGCGAAATGGACGAGTCACTGCTGGAAAAGCGTGAGGGGTCTGTTGACAATGACACCGAGACAACGAATTGGGTGGAGTACTGGCTAGACGGTGAGTTGGTCCACAGGTCGGTGCACATGGTTTTAAAACGTGGCGTTTTTGCTGATGGCGAAACCCAACAAATTTAAGGATTGATATGAGTAACACCCAAGCAATGTGTACCAGCTTCAAAGGTGAATTGCTGGTCGGCCATCACAACTTTGGCACTGGTGTTATTCGTGCTGCCACCACAGCCGACACCTTCAAGGCTGCGCTGTACTTGGCATCTGCCACGGTCAACGCAGCCACCACAGCGTACAGCGCCACCAACGAGGTTTCAGGCACTGGCTACACAGCAGGCGGCGTGACGGTGACCTTCGGCACTGCGCCAAGCACCAGCGGCACGACAGCATTTGTGACCCCCAGCGCCAGCATCACTTACAGTTCTGTCACGCTGTCCACAGCGTTTGATGCTGTCCTGATCTACAACAGCACTCAAAGCAACAAGGCGGTCAGCGTCCACACCTTTGGGTCACAGACAGTCACGGCTGGCACGTTCACCCTGACCATGCCTGTCAATGATGCAAGCACTGGCCTGATCCGCATCGCATAAACAAGGAGCAGCGGTCATGGCTGCTTATGGAACGGGTTATTACGGCCTTGGCGTTTACGGGATAGGCAATGTTGTCATCAGCGGCAACACGGCCACTGGCGCTGTCGGCACGCTGCTGCCTGACAGGTCGATCCAAGAAGATGGAACGATTGCCACTGGCAATGTCGGCACAGTCGGGCTGACTGTAACGATTGCCATCACGGGTAATGCGGCCACGGGCGCGGCTGGTACATTAGCCCCAGAATCAAGCAATGCAGTCACAGGCAACAGTGCCACAGGCTCTGTTGGCAGTGTCACTCAGTCTGCTGCAATTGATCTAGCAGGCAACACGGCCACAGGCGCAGTTGGCTCTGTCGGTGTCACCAGCACAGCGGCGGTCACAGGCAACAGCGCCACGGGTGCTGTTGGCACAATGAGCGCCGAGGTTATTTCGTTCCAAGCGATTACAGGCAACGAGGCAACGGCGGCAGTTGGCAGTGTCAGCAATGTCATCACAGTTGAATTGACAGGCAATGCGGCCACTGGCTCAGTCGGCACAGTGTTTGGATTTGGCTGGGGTGCAATCCCTGACACAGTAGAAACCTATACTGCAATAAGTGACACGGCAGAAACTTGGACTGTGCTTGGTGACACGGCAGAAACTTACACCCCCATCAGCGACACGGCAGAAACTTGGGCCGCAATTGTTGATAATTCAGAGACTTGGCAAATTGCCGAATAAGGGTAAAAAATGACGAAAACAGCATCATTGACGCAAGCACGATTGAAGGAAGTGCTGCACTATGATCCTGAGACTGGCGTTTTCACTTGGGCAATGACCAGAACCAAGGCAGTTAAAGGAAATTTGGCTGGCGGCGTAGATGGGCATGGGTATTGGATCATTGGGATAGACGGCATCAGACACAGTGCCCACAGACTTGCTTGGATGTATGTTTATGGTTTTTATCCACCGGAAGTGGATCATCAAAACCATGACCGCACCGACAATCGCATGGTCAACCTTCGCCCAACTGATAGAGTTGGAAATGGTAAAAATATCTCCAAACCGACAGACAATAAATCTGGTGTGGTCGGAGTGTCATGGACCAAACGCTTGGGCAAACGATATGACAAATGGGAAGTCCGAGCATGTGGGAAATTCTTGGGATATTTTGATGACTTTTTTGAAGCCGTTTGCAAGCGCAAGTCGGCTGAACGGCAAATGAACTTTCACCCGAATCACGGGATTTAACGGAGATTTACTATGGCAGATTCCACGACGACCAACCTGTTACTGACCAAGCCAGAGGTCGGCGCATCAACAGATACATGGGGGACCAAGATCAACACTGACTTGGACTCAGTGGATGCAATCTTTGCGGCTGCTGGCACTGGCACATCGGTTGGCCTGAACATTGGCTCTGGGAAAAAGCTGAAGTTGGTTGGTGATGTGATCGACACCAACGGCAATGAATTGCTGAAACTCACGGCCACGGCATCGGCGGTCAACGAGTTGACCCTGGCCAACGCTGCAACGGGTGCTGCACCTGTCTTGTCGGCCACTGGTGGCGACACAAACATTGGCATTGCACTGACACCCAAAGGCACTGGCGGCGTAGTGTTCCCTGCTGGTGCTGTTGGTACGCCTGCCATCACCACGTCTGGAGATCTGAACACGGGTATTTTCTTCCCTGCTGCTGACACCATCGCCTTTGTTGAAGGTGGTGCGGAGGCCATGAGAATTGATAGTTCTGCAAACGTGGGGATTGGGACGAGTTCGCCTACTGCATTGCGGACAAAGAATTTTGAAGTGTCATCTGGAGGCACAAACGATGGCGCGGCAGTTATTGTCAATAAGCGCGGAACTGGTGTTGCCACTTTGCGCTTGGCTACTGTTGGTGGCGCAACAGGTTTTGACGTAAATTTTAATTTCCCAAATACAGGTGATCTTGGTTTTTTTGACGCAGCGGCCTCGGCAACCCGAATGGTCATCGACTCCAGCGGCAACGTAGGGATTGGGACGAGTTCGCCAGCTACTATTGTTCATGCACAAAAATCATCTGGAAATACTTATTACAGATCACAAAACAATTTAGCCAATGCTGATTATGGTGTTGATAGTGCTGGAACAGCTATTTTATGGAATAACAGCAACTACCCAATTGCTTTTGGCACAAACAACACCGAACGCGCCCGTATCGACTCCAGCGGGAATTTGCTGTTGGGGACTACGGGTTCAATTGCAAATATACGGCTTCGCGTGAGTGGTGGTGGCATCAATGTGGCCCAACCAACATCAAGCGCTAGTGGTTCAAACACTATTGCTGACAATGGAGCTTCTCCTAACACAATACGTTTTTACAACGACACCGACTCCAACAATTCTACAAATCGTTTCATAATTTGTGATGCGGCTGCGTCTGTAGTTCGCGCAGAAATTCGTTCCAATGGTGGCCTTGCCAACTACCAAGCCAACAACGTTAACTTGTCTGACCGCAGAGAAAAAACAAACTTTGCACCAGCTAAGTCTTACCTTGAAACTATCTGCGCTATTCCTGTTCAGACGTTTAACTACGTTGACCAGAACATGGAAGAAGACCCCGGCTTAACGCTTGGTGTTGTCGCTCAAGATGTTCAAGCTGTTGCGCCTGAGTTGGTCATGGAAAGCAATTGGGGCAGCAAGGACGACCCCAAAATGCGCCTGTCGATCTACCAAACTGATTTGCAATACGCATTAATGAAGGCTTTGCAAGAACTTAAAGCAGAGTTTGACGCATACAAATCAACCCACCCTTAAGGAACCACCATGACAACTTACCTCTGGACTATCTCTGACATGAACCGCCTGACTGCTGACGGCTTTGTCGTCACAGTGCATTACAACGTGTCTGCCACTGATGGCACATACAACTCTAGCACCTACGGCACTGTGGGCTACACCGAGCAGCCCGGTGAGACATTCATCCCCTACGACCAATTGACCGAAGCACAGGTTGTCGGTTGGGTGCAGACAAGCCTTGGCAAAGACACTGTTGAAGCCAGCTTGCAAAGCCAAATCAACGCACAGATCAACCCCGTACAACAATCAGGCACACCTTGGAGCGCATAAATGAAACGCATTGCCTTAACCCTTTGCGCCTTGTCCCTGACGGGCTGCGCCACAGGACAGTACCAAGCCTATGCGGATGCCCACAAAGCACAAGCAGCAGCCCAAACAGCCCGTTACCAAGCCCTTGCCGACATTGCGAAGATGGGTGACACCACTGCCAAGGTCGCTGCTGTAATGAGCTTGCAAATGGGAAGCCCACAGCAGACCCAGCAGATCAATGCACCCAAGTCATGGGCTGATTACGCCTTGCAGTGGACAGGTCTTCTGCTGCCGACATTCGGTCAGGTGTACACCATCAACAAACAAACCAGCTTGGGGCTGCGTCAGTCTGACAATGCCACAGCATTGGGTGTCAGCACCAACTCTGCCTTTGTTGGTATTGCATCCCAGATTCAAGCGCCAGCAGCAAACGTCACTTTGAGTGGCACAGGCGTGATCGGTGCAGGTACTTACAGCATTGGAGCAAACAGTGGTCAAAACTCTGGCAACAGTGGTCGCTTGGCTGGTGGCGCTATTACTGACAATACGGCTGTACCAACTGTGGTGACCAGCACCAACACCACCACGACCAACACCACAACGACCAACACAACCGAAGCAGTACCATGACAACGATTGACGCAACAGATGCACGACTGTCAACACATGAAGAAATTTGTGCGCTGCGTTATGAACAGATCAATGCCAGGCTCAAGCGCATTGAAACAATCATGATGCAAACTGCTGGTGTCATGATCCTGTCAATGGCTGGCACTATCTTCAGTGCCATGTGGATGCTCAAATGAAAGATTGGGCTGTTGCATTCGTTGCAGCAGCCCTTGTGATCGGGTTTGTCGTTTGGTCCACAAGCATAATCGTGCCATTCGTATGGAGCCTGTAAATGCTTGCAGAAATCGCGGCGGCGAACGCAGCCATTGCAGTGATCAAAGCCGCCCTGAAAAACGGCAAGGAACTGTCTGACCTCGGCTCCAAGGTCTTTGACTACTTTGACAACAAAGCCAAGATTCAAGAGGCAGTTACCAAAAAAGGCAATCGGTCAGACATTGAAGAGTTCTTCGCTCTTGAAAAACTAAACGCACAAGAAGTTGAATTGCGCGAGCGCATGATCTACGCAGGCAGGCCGGGTATGTGGCAAGACTGGCAGAAGTTCCAAGCAGCAGCAGCCAAAAGGCGCAGGGGCGAAAAAGATGCTGCAATCAAGGCCATCAAGGTTCGCAAGGCCAAGATGGAGCAATTGACCGAGTACATCGCCATCGGTATTGCCAGCATCATTCTTACGGCATTATTGATTTACGGAATCATCATTTACATGATGCACATCCGAAGATGAGCGAGAAACCTGAATCCATCATCGACAAGGTGCTGGCCTATGTGGACAGTCCCTTCAAGCTGTTTGCGGCCATCCTGATGGGTGTCATTGCGTTTAGCGGGTACTTCCTGTGGCAAAACCAAACTTTCATGTTTGATGCCTACAAGGAATCGAAGAAGCTGCCCGAGATCAACACCTCAAGGGCAGATGATGCCAGTTCGATGCTGCTGAAGAAAACAGGGGCCACGGTGGTGGCCGTGTTCAAGGTCAACCCTCTGTTTAACAGCAGGGTGCTGTATCGGGCATACACCAAGGATGGCCGCGACAAGGCGATTGAGGATATTGATGTGGGCCTGTTCAGTCAGAACACGGCCAACAATAGTGATGTGGTCAAGCTGATGACCAACGAGATCCCGTGCGGTGAATACCGATACGCACAGTCTGAGGTGGGGCTGTGGTATTTGGACAAGGGCGTGACCTACACCTGCCGGGTGAGTGTTCCACCAGACAGTCACAGGTTTGTTGGCCAGATCACAGTGGGCTGGGCAGAGCAACCAGCAAACATTGAGCAAGTAAAATTCATGCTGGAAATTGCTTCAGCAATGCTAACCAAAAGGGGAAACTGATATGGATTGGCTCAGACAAATCGCACCCACCATCGCCACGGCAATGGGCGGCCCACTGGCTGGCATGGCCGTGTCGGTCATCTCCAAGGCCATCGGTGTTGACCCCGACAAGGTGGGCGACATGATCAGCAACAACAAGCTGACAGCAGAGCAGATTGCCCAGGTCAAGATCGCTGAGATTGAACTGCAAAAGCAGGCGCAAGAGCTTGGCCTAAATTTCGAGAAGCTGGAAGTTGAAGACCGAAAGTCAGCCCGAGAGATGCAGGCCACGACCCGCAGCATGATGCCGCCACTTCTGGCTGGGTCTGTCACTGTGGGGTTTTTCGGCATCATGGGCATGATGTTTGCCAATGCGGTAGACAGCAGCAACCCCGCAATCTTAATGATGCTGGGCAGCCTTGGCACGGCATGGACAGGCATCATCTCTTACTACTTTGGCTCTTCTGCTGGCTCACAGGCCAAGACCGATTTGCTTTCTAAAAAGGCGTGACATGAAAGACAACTTTGACGAAGCATTAAAGGCTGTGCTGCACCATGAGGGTGGCTTTGTAAATCATCCAGCCGACCCCGGCGGCATGACCAACTTGGGCGTGACCAAGAAGGTGTGGGAGGAATGGATTGGCCATAAGGTGGATGAAAAAGCCATGCGTGCCTTGACCCCCGAGATTGTTGGCCCGATGTACAAGGCCAAGTATTGGGACAAGATCAAGGGCGATGACCTGCCTGCTGGTGTGGACTACGCTGTCTTTGACGCAGCGGTCAACAGTGGGCCAGGGCGTGCCGCCAAGTGGCTCCAAGCCTGTGTGGGTGTCGAGCCTGATGGCGGCATTGGTCCCAAGACCTTGGCGGCGGTGGCAGCGTTTGAGGGTGACCTGGTTGACGATTACAGCAAGCGCCGACTGTCTTTCTTGATGGACTTGCCCCACTGGCCAACTTTTGGCAAGGGCTGGGGCCGCAGGGTGGCCGATGTGAGCAAGACAGGCTCTGGCATGGCATAAGTGGAATAATCACCAAATGGCCAACGTCAAGCAGCAACTCGAAACCCCCGCAATCCCAAGTCTTGGTTTTGCGCCTGCGGCCTATGAGCAGCGGCATTTCAGCGAGAACTACGGGTCACTGAACACCTACTTCCGCAGGATGATTGGGGTGCTGGGTTCGCTGTTTGGGCCGATGGGTTCCAAGTTCCTAAATACCCCCCATGGGGCTTTTCAGGATTCGACAGACCAGACTGCTGCCAACACGACCACAGCCTATGCGGTCACATTCAACACCACTGACTTTTCCAACGGCGTGACCATTGCCAGCAGCAGCCGCATGACGGTGGCTGTGGATGGTATTTGGAACGTGCAGTTTTCCATCCAGTTCAAGAACACTACCAACGATGGCCAGGATGTTGACATCTGGTTTCGCAAGAACGGCACCAATATTGCGAACAGCAACAGCCGATTTCATTTGCCACCAAGAAAATCCTCTGGCGACCCAAGCCATGTGATTGCGGCGCTGAACTTTTTTGTAAGCATGGTCGCCAACGACTACATTGAGATCATGTTTAACGTAACCAATACTGGCGTAAGCATTGAGCATTTTGCCGCTGGCACAAGCCCGACCCGGCCAGCAATTCCATCGGCAATTGCCACGGTGTCGTTTGTCTCCAACTTACCAACGGTGTGACCATGTACATCCCATTGAAACTGCCCCCAGGTGTCTACAAAAACGGCACCGAATACCAAGCCGCTGGCCGCTGGAATGATGCCAACTTGGTGCGCTGGTACGAAAACACACTGCGGCCTGTTGGCGGGTGGCGCAAGCGGTCAGCAAGCCAAATGTCTGGATCTTGCCGAGGCATCATCACTTGGCGTGACAACAGCGGCAACCGATGGATCGTTCTTGGCACACACACCAAACTGTATGTGATGAATCAAGGCGGCACGCTGAAGGAGATCACGCCAACAGGCTTCACGGCTGGGTCAGCCGATGGCGTGCTAAACATTGGCTTTGGCTCACAAGAATATGGCAGCTACGCCTACGGCGTGGCCCGTCCTGACGTTGGCGCGGCCACACCCGCCACGACTTGGAGCATGGACACCTGGGGCGAATACTTTGTCGGCTGCTCCAATGCCGATGGCAAGCTGTACGAGTGGCAGCTTGGGTTTACCACACCCACATTGGCTGCGGCCATCACCAACGCGCCAACCAGCAATAAGGCTGTGATGGTGACTGCCGAGCGCATCGTTTTTGCCCTTGGCGCTGGTGGCAACCCCCGCAAGGTGCAGTGGTGTGACCAAGAGGACAATACTGTCTGGACCCCATCAACAGACAACTTGGCTGGAGATTACGAACTGGCCACACCCGGCACGCTGTTGGCTGGCAAGCGCGTTAAGGGCATCAACCTGCTGTTCACCGATGTGGATGTGCATACAGCGCAATACGTTGGCGCACCATTCGTTTATGGCTTTGAAAAGGCAGGCAGTGGCTGCGGCCTGATCTCGGCCCAGGCTGTGGCGGCCATTGACACTGCCGCCATCTGGATGAGCAAGTCAGGGTTTTGGATTTATGACGGTTACGCCAAGCCACTGCCAAGTGATGTGGGTGATTACGTTTTTCAAAACATCAACTATGGGCAGTCATCAAAAATCTATGCGGTCCACAACAGTCAGTTTGGTGAGATCTGGTGGTTTTACCCAAGCGCAGCAAGCAACGAAAATGACTCATATGTCATATTCAACTATCGAGAAAATCATTGGTCAATTGGTACGCTGGCTAGGACTGCTGGCAGCCATGCTGGTGTTTACACCAACCCGCTGATGGTGTCATCTGACGGCTATGTGTACGAGCATGAGGTGGGTTATGCCTACGATGGCGCATCGGTGTTCGCTGAGTCTGGACCGATCCAGATTGGCAATGGCGACAACGTGATGAGCGTGCGTGAGGTCATTCCTGATGAACAGACATTGGGCGAGGCCGTGGTTTCATTCACCAGCAGGCTGTACCCCACAGGTGTGGAATCTTCATTCGGCCCGTACTCGGCAGCCAACCCAACCAGTGTGCGGTTTTCTGGCAGGCAGGTCAATGTGAAGGTGACAGGGGCTGTGCTGGCCGACTGGCGCATTGGCACCATGAGGCTGGATGCAGTGCCCATGGGCAAGCGATGATTGACCTGGAGCATCTGCACAGACTGCGCCACCATGTGGAGGCGGCATTAGAATACTCTGGAGGCACACACCACTTTGATGATGTCGTTGAGATGGTGAGGGACAGCAGGCTGCAAGTGTGGCCAGCCACAGAGTCCATTGTGCTGACTGAAATCATTGTCTATCCCCGGTTAAAGAATTTGCACTATTTCTTGGCTGGCGGCGACCTAGATGAACTTTCAAGGATGCGGCCAATGATCGAGTCCTGGAGCAAGTCAGTGGGTTGCACCAGGGTGACTTTGGCAGGCCGCAGGGGCTGGTCAAAGACATTTTTACAAGATGAAGGGTACAGCCCACAGTGGTCTGTGCTGGCAAAGGAGCTTTAACCATGGCAACAGCAGCGGAAATTCAAGCAGAACTGGCGGCAGGCCCACAGACACAGGATGCACTTGATGCGGCTTTGCTGAAGTACTCGCCAGCCGAGATGGCTGCGGCATTCCCTCAGTTTGGCAATGTGGCCGACTTCAACAATGCGACCCAACAAGCGTATGCACGGGCGCAGCAGCAGCAGCAGGCTGCTAACCGTGCGGCTGTGCAAGCTAACATGGCGGCAAGAGGTGATCAGTTTAGTATTGCCAACCCCGGTGGTGATGTGCAGATTTCTGGCCCAAGGGCACCCACGATGTCTGCCATCCCTCAAAGCGAAATTAACGCTGCACGGGCACGCCTGACACCAGAGCAGCAACAGTACATTGATTGGAGAATCAAACGGATTGATCCAATTCAGCAGGGGACAATTGGCGACCAGTTGGCCCGTGCTGGGGTCAATCCATATCTGGATGCAGCAGGGGCACAGGCAGAAATTGACCGAGCATCAAATCGTGAGGCATTGTTTGCGCAGTCTGGTATCACACCCGAAACCAACCTACGCCCGTGGACAACGGCCACAGCTACAACTCCAGCAGCCAACAGAACGACAACACCCGTAACGCCCAGTCGAGGGGATGGCTTTGGTTTTGAAACAACACCCGCAACACCTGTAACACCCGCAACACCTGTAACACCCGCAACACC